CATTGTTTGGTTGCCTATTGCTATATTATATAAACCAGTACCAGCGCCGTCGCTAAAATCAATACCTTGAACTTGTATTGAATTTGTTGTTGTATTTCCGTTTGTGGTAACTTGTTGTAATGTTCCAGTAGTACCAGCACCAGGATCGGCAACTTGCACCCACGCGCTACCAGTATCACGATAAATACCACTACTAGGCGTATCAGTATCTATAAATATGCGACCTGGAAAACCAAAAGCTGGACGCGTAGCTAGGCTACTAGCGTAAAACGCTGGCGTTTGCTTTTGATTTAAAATATCATAATCTACGCTAATGTTAGACATTATAAATAGTTTTTCTTAATTGTAACTAAATTGTTTGTACCAGCTCCACTAAATGTAGCTAAAAATTGCTTATTTATTATTTCTCCAGCATTGCCGTCTATTGCTAAACTTTGATTTTGTTGCAATACCACGCTCTCTATTGTTACTTGATTAGTACCATAATTAATAAAAGTAATACTATTACAATTACTTGTTACAAATCCATTTTGGTCGTAAGTAATAAAATTTACATCAAATGGAATATATCCAGCTTTTATTTGAAAATTACTCATATTATTATTTTAAAGGTTAAAAAAGTTAGCAAGTGCTAGGAACTTTGTAATTATTACCAGCAATACTACCATAATAAGTTTGGTATGTATTAGGTGTAAACAAATCCGCATCTGGAACACGATTACTTAAAAATTGACTAGGTACACTTGTAACATCAATTACTTCAGTATATGTACTTGTATTATTTAATACTGGTGGCATTACTGGATTTTTAATAACATTATCAGTAGATTTTTTTGAATACATTTTGTAAAGGAAATAATAAGCTACTCCTACACCTAACAATAACATTAAATTTTTATTTTTCATAGTTCTTTTTTTTTAATCTTGATAATCTGGTACATTATAATCGTCTGGTAAAAACTCGCCTTTATCTAGCGGCTCTACTATTACGCTACCCTTTCGTTTTTTTGGTATTGTAAATGAATACAAACCAATAACTAATAATATTAATAATATAGCATTTTGTTTTTTCACTTTTTTACACTTTTATATACTGCTGGAAATATTAACGCTACTGCTACTGCTCCCACTATCCAAGGCAAATATTTTTGTAAGTAATAATTTACTGCTCCTTTTTCCTCTATTTGTTTTGCAACATTTTCGTCCTTAATCTTTGCTATTATATCATTTAGTCCAGGTAAACTTAAATTAGTATCGTGCTTAACATAATAAGGAACGCCGTAAGGATTGTAAAATTGCCAGTATACTTCTCCATTACTGGTAACATAAGAATAAACAACACCTATTAAACCGCCGTCATTAATTACTCTAGCAACTGCGCCACCTGGTACATTATATACATTAACTACGCCTTTTGCGAATAAACTCTTATTTATAACCCTATCTGCTGTAATAGTTGCCATTATAACATTATTAATAAACTTTGTAATTTGGTATTACTCATAGCATCTAATTTTCGTAAATGCTCTACGCTAACACCTTTTTTAATTAAACTATCTAATATTGTTACTGCTTCGTCAGTTACATTACCAATACCAGCTACTCCACTCATAGGCTTACCATTTTGTAAGAAACCACCTACCATTCCAAGTAAGCCGCTAATTAAAGCCTCTTGTACTTGTGGATTGCTTAACATAGCATTAATAGGACTTTGTGGCTTTTCGTCAATTTCTTCAAATTCTTCACTAGCCGCTATTCTGCTTTCAAGCATATTTAACTTATCCATTATCTTTTCCATTGCGTAACTATCTCTACCACCACCGCCACCAGTATAAGCACCTACGCCATAAACTGGTTGCTCTAATTCAGCTGGACGAAATTTTAACATAGCGTGGCTAGGTGTATTCATAGTAATATAGCCAGTCTTATCCTTTTTAGGGTGTAAGATTAAAGCGTATAAAGTATTAACTCCGTTTTGTTCAAACGCAGATATATTTTCCTCTAATATGCGCCTAGCGTTATCCACACTATCCTCGTTGCACGAAAATAATAACTCCTTTTTTGTAGGACTGATAATTTCACAAACGGAATAGTAAGGACTGGTTGCATTTCTATCAAACCAGTCCATTACTCCGCTAGTTCCAGTTGTCATTGCCTTTTGAACTGCCATAAAAAACTATATTATAAATAATAATAAATTCCGAAACTATATGTAACACCAGTTGTACCTAATGCCGCTGCTGTTGAAATGTAACTTTTTGTCCAACTAATATCAATATCATTCATTTCTGGTAATTCCCAAACACTTGGACTTGTTAAATCCTGGATATTATTAAACGCTAATACTGGTAATTGGTATAAAATTTGTAAATCACCTTGATACAAAGTTAAAAACGATTGTTTAAGGTCGGCTAATGTTGTTGGAGTAGCACCGCTTAATGGCGTTTTTGTGATTGCAGTAGGCGTATATACTTGAATACCTTGTATTTTAGCGTTTCTTAATTGCGGTTGGTCTGGAAATTGAAACCTAGTTAATGTAGAACCACTAGGTACATTTATTTCAACTGCTTGAAATCTTTTAATACGCATATCTTTATTTTTAAAAATTTAAAAAATAGCCGTATTGACTGACGGCTGGCAGTAGCGTTTAGCTTCGCAAAAGCATATCGTTATTTAACGGTTGTAACATTTTGTAACAAGATACCACGTTGGATAACACAAATAAAGCTGTTAGCCAAAATAGTAGCTGGCGCGCCATTTGCCGTTAATTGGAAATTGATATTTGCCGCACCATTCATTACGATACCTGGCTCTACTGGATAGAATCCATTAGTGCTAGAATCCACCTGGTCTACTGGGAAAATAGTTTGAGCAGTAATACCAACACCACCTTGTGTTTGTGGCACAAAGTAATGACGTAATACGTCCCAAGCTGGTAATACTTGCGCATTGTTCACTGTTAAATTCAAACTACCATTATAGATAGCTAATAAATCAGTATCAGTTGCAGAAGTAAAAATTTGTCCATTAGGGTAAGTATATAAAGCAGCAGTTGTTGTTGTTGCCGCACCTACTCCAATTAAAACAGCTATTTCGCTAGTAACAAAAATGTCTTGTAAATTAAGACGCTTTTCGTTTACACGAACGCTTCCATTTTGAGTATCATTTACCAATACTGGTATATGATAGTTTGCAACTGAAGTAGATAAAGCTACCTCACTGCGTAAATATGATTGCGTTAAAACCGCTTGGTCTACGCTATATCCCAATCCACGAACTAATGATTTTGCATTTTCAAAAATCATTCTTTGTCCCATTTGACTTGCCATTGTATTAAATTTTATTTATTATTAAAAGTGTAAAAAGTTAGTATTAACAGCCTTCCTCGTCCATTCCAGCGATTGCTGGTGTCATATAGCTACTATCTACTAAACCGCTTGTATTATAAGCCGCTGCAATTTGTGGAACTTGATAACCAGCATAAGCACCGATACCATTAAGGATACCAAATGATTGTACTAATTTAAGACCACCAGCTGCTACCATACCAGCACCAACACCAGCACCAATATTACCTTTTAAATACTTTGGTAACATAATACCAACTACAACTGGAACTGCTGCTTTTAGCTTGTCGTTCATTGTTGCTGGTAAAAATTTAGCTACTGCTCCAGCCGCTACTGCTCCAGCGATTGTGTAGATTGCGCTAGTAACTTGACTACCCATTGCACCTACTCCAGACATTCTGCGTCTGCTAGTGCGTCTTTTAGTTGCTCTTTTTCTTCTTGCCATTTTGTTTGATTTTTAATTATTGTGAAAATTGTTATTAATATTTTTAAATTTCATATCCTAATTTATCTGCTAATTCTCTAGTTTTTTCCTCAAATCCAAACCAAGCTAATAAATTTCTATTGTTTGTATCTTGAACTGACCAATCTTCATTATCCCATTTTTTACCAAAAATATTAGCTGGACTATTTGCGCCACTTTCATTCATAATATCTTTTAATAAAATATCAATTTCTTTTTTATATCTTTTATAAAATGCTAATGTATCATTATAATATATTAAATCACTTATAATACCACTTTGCAATCCATTATATAAAACATCTTTAATTAAACTTTTAAGATTATCATAATCTTGTAAATTGTATTTTAATATAGATACTATCCTTTTTTCTAATGGCGTTTTTGCTAATTGACTTAATCTTTTAATTTCTTGATTTTTAGTTAATACACTTCCAATTCCTAATAATTTGCCTTTATCACTACGATTTGGTCTGCTTTCATAATATGTATTACCACTTGCACTTGTACGTTTACCTGGTTTTTTTGCAGAATAACGCCTATCATAATCTCTAGGCGTTAATTTTTTCTTTGCAACTTTTTTAGGTGCTGCTTTTTTCTTAACTACTTTACGCACTACTTTTTTTGCTGCTTTCTTTTTAGGTGCTGATTTTTTAGCTACTTTTTTCTTTACTGCTCCTACTTTTTTTCCGTATATATGTGCAAACGCTTCCTTTAAAGAAACGCCAGTTTTTTGTCTATACGCAATAGCTTTTTTAAATTTATCTTTTGCTGTTTTTTGTGCCGCTGTCATTATTTCTTTTTTAATATTAAAAATAGTCCTAATCCAATTCCTAAATAAAGTAATAAACTGCTAGTGCTTTTTGTAACATTAGTTAAAATATTACTTGCTGCTTGTACTGGTGTAGCATTATAATTTATTTCTGCATTTGTAAACATTGCTCTTTGTGAATTTGCCCAAAAATTATTGCCGTCTGGTTGTGTTTGTATTCCAGTAGCTAAATAATTATTATAATATTCTTTATCCTCTGGTAATAAACTTTGATAATCATTTGGATAATTTAATTTATACCATAAAAAAAGTTTTTCAGCCGATACATCTCTAGCATCTGGACTAATTTTTTGCGCTGCTGCCAATATTAATCCTAATCTTTCTCTAGGCTCACTACTAGATAATTGTGGCTTAATATTATCAATTATTTTTATTGCATCTCTAGCTGGGTGTTTAAACGCATTACTTATCCAAGGAACTATTAACGGCAATACTGTTATTGCTCCTTTTACTACTAGAGCAATAGGTATAACACCAATTTGTTTATTATTATCTTTATAATCTATATAGTTACTATAATATGACATTATTTTTTCTTTAAAATAAAATATAAAGCAAGTCCACCTACACCAACTAATAATAATGTATTAGTACCAATGCCAGTACTTTTTGGTACTGGTTGTTGATATTGTTGTGGTTGCATATATTGATATTGTCCACCGCTTTGTCCTGGTTGTGGTGCAAATTTTCCAGCTGTATCTATTAATTGTCCAAATAAATTATTCCAGTCTAATGCGCCTATTTCTTTAGATATTCCACCTATGCCAGTAATACTTGCGTCTTGGATTGCTCTAGTAACTTTATTAATAGCTACTTTAAATTCTAATTCTTTACTGCTGCCGTATGTTAATACTCCAGCATCTAAATACTTATCACGCAAATTAACTAACTTATCTCTATACCTTTCCATTTCTTGTAATGATGCTGCTGGTTGTGTTGCCGTTCCCGACATTGCAATTAGTGCCATTTTTATTTTTTTATCTTTTATAAATACTGGTTCTTTTCTTTGGTCAAACTTGGCAAGTACGGGATCTACCCAAACTTCATTTTTTGTTCCTGGATATAATACTGCAAAAACGTGTTGCGGTTCTTTTGTATCATATCTATAACTAGCAAATCTATACGCTAGTGGAACTCTAAAAATCCCCTTTTTATTTAAGCTATTCATTATGCCGTTAATAAAACTAGCATAACTTTTGCAATCTGCTCCTTGCTTCATACAAACTATTGCGCTGGGGGAACGCAATGTTTGTTTTTCAATCGGTTCAATATAATAAGGAACATTATTTTTTAAAAAATTAAAAACATTCCTAGCCGTTTCAACTTCATTATCTCCTATAAACATTTCGCTAATCTTATCATATTCATCTTGATAATTATCGTGATTATCTAAAATGCCTTGTATAATGTCGCTTGTGTTTTGGTCGTCTATTAATACCTTTTTAAAATTTGTAAAAGGTGCTAGTTTTTGTAACACCGCATTTTTACTTATCATAAATTATACTCAAAATTTAATGGTAATGTAATTAAGTCAATCATTATACTTCCATTAAATACTAAATTAATTCCACCAGTATTAAATTTTTTAATCAATTCAGCTACACCAGTATAAGATAATGTTACTGGTATTTTTAAAATAGCACTACCAGTTTGTAATGTTGTTGGCGTAATGCCTACTACATATCCAACTTTAACATTATCAATAAATAAATCTCCACGAATATTTTGAACATCTGCCGTAATATCAGTAGGATTATTTACTTGCACTACTAAATTTAAAGTAGGGTTTAAAAAAGACATAGTACTAAAGTCTATTGTCTTAAAAAAAACTGAAAATGTCCTGGATAGAACATATTTTTTGTAAACTATATATCCAACTATTGAAGCTGGAATTATCCACCAGTTTTTGCCCATAAATTGTAATTAGCATAAAATTACGGCAATTAAACAAAAAAACAAATTTTTTGTTGCCTTTACTTATTTAATGGCTAAAAATGGCTTTAAAATTACTCCAAATGTTAAATTTTAGGCATTGTGGAAAAAAATTTTGGGTAAATGTACATTCTTGTTTTATTTTTATTTAGATTTGCTATCGCTTCGCCTTTAGCGAACGACTAGAAATCTAAATAAAATAGAAATACCCCTAGAAACACTATTATTTTAACTTTTTTGACCTTTAAAAATAAGAATTATTGGTAATATCAATAATATTTACTTATTTTATATCGTTATTCTATTTTACTGACTATAAAATTTACAAAAATGATGCACTTTAACTCTTTGAGTAATACCAACGCTGTATTGCTTGAAATCCAAAAAATTGTAAGAAAAAAGGAAGTCCTGGAGCAAATCTACCAGCTAACGCCTTATCGTAATGTTGCTATCCTATTGTCTGCTACTGGTAAAACTGGTGTAGAGCAAATGATATGGATAACTAATGATATGTTGCCGTTTCATTTACCTAATGAAATTGCTAACATATTAGAAGATAGTATTGAGCAGTACAATAAGGATATTTCTAGTTTAAATCAACACCTTAAAAACTTATAATTATGCGTAAAATTTACTACCTGGACTACATTATTTTAGTAGACGATAAAAAAAGCATCTATATAGTTGCGCTTGATATGTCGGAACACTTAACGCTAGTATCTGCCCAGCATCACATTGATTACTTAACCAAATAAATATAACCTATGAACATTCTAACGCAACCAGCGTACCCAATAGTACCACTCCAGGACAATTTTAAACGCTTAATTGTGCCTATACCTGGTATAAGTAAGCTAGAACATTTTGCGCTTGAAATCTATCTTAATTCATTAGAAAATGATATGGACGATAGTATTGAAAAAGCAATTACATTTTTAAACAAATTGGACGAAAAAATTAAAACCTTAAACAATGAAAAAAGCAACGAAATGGCTATTTTTGACCGCTAACGGACAAGCCGTAGTAATATTAATTACTGCCTTTCTTATTTGTGCTTTACTTCAAAATTATTAATGTGGAAAATAATGACTATAAAATAAACATTGATGAACTACTGGAGAAAAGAAAATACAACCCCAATTACATTCCTACAAAGGAAAATATTGTTTTTTCAATCCAGGATAAGCATATAGGCAGTTTACAAAATTTTATAATTTTTAGTGGACTACCTAAAGCTGGTAAATCTACTTTTATTTGCGCTATGATAAGTAGCGTATTTAATACTTATGAGATTTTTACAATGAAATTGCGAACGCCACCAGGACGCAGAAAAGTTTGTTTGATTGATACCGAAAGCTCCGACTACGATTTTTACCGCACTATTAATAAAATTAAAGGATTTGCCGAACTAAATGAGCTGCCACCTTATTTTGACGCTTTCCAGGTGCGTGAAGATAGTAGCGGAGCAATCAAACGTATGGTGGAACGCTACCTGGAACTTAACCAGGATTGTGCTATTTTAATTGTGGACGGCTTACTGGATTTGCTTGTAAACTATAATGACGAAAAAGAAAGTAGCTTACTTACTAAATGGTTAAAAAAAATAACCAAACAGCATAACATTTTATTGATTTCAGTACTACACCAGTCAAAAAGCAATTTAGCTACTACTGGACATATTGGTAGTGCGTCCGATAGGTTTGCGCAAAGTACCCTAGACATAACAAAGGACAAAGAAAAAAACACCTATGTACTATCTAGCCGTTTTATGCGTAGTGATTCCGATTTTGAACCTATTACGTTAATGAATTTTCAAGGTGTATTTCAGCAAGTAGAAACGGAGCAAGTAAAAACCGCACCTGGTAAAAAAGCTACTGACCTGGACGAAATTGAAAGCAAAAGATTATTACAACAAATTGTAACTATTCCAATGCCTTACGCTGATATATCTAGTGAAATTATTGAACGCACCGCCACCAGTAAAGCATTTGCTAAAAACCTAATTAAAATATGGATAAGCAGAAACTATATTGTAAAAGACCAGCAAAACAATTATAAAATACTCTAACTTTTTAAACTTTCAAAAATGACATTCTTAAAACGCTTTTATTTAATTTTTATCTTATTTCCTTGCGCTATCTTATATGCTAGTGCTGTAATGATTGTAACTATTATTCAACACTTAATAGACCAGTCAAAAATATCAAAATACTAATGGTTAGTTTGTAGTCATAAAAAAACCAGGTAATGCTTTTTAGGGCGTTACCTGGCTGACTATAAAATAGACAAATGATTGCCTACTCTAACTTTTTTCACTACGAAAATACTAAATATGACCAATAGAACAAAAATTTATTTTATAATAGCTGAACGCAAAATAGTAAGTTTAAAAGACCTACAAGATATTACCAGGTGGAAACCTATAACCATATTACGAGCAGTTGCGCCATTAATCATTAAGCGCAAGATTAAAGCACTTACCCACGAACATACTAGATACTTTACAATAATAGATAAACCCCTTAAAAATGGCTAAAACCCTTTATTCCGCTATTGTTTTTATGGCTGATAATACACCAGCTAGGAAATATCGCAATATTTCAAATATTAACAATTTTATCAATTTCGCTAGATCTATAAATGCCGACTATATTAACCTATACGAAAAGACTACTAGAAAGTTCCAAAAACGTATATACATAAAAAAAGGGGAGTAGATACTCCCCTCGCCTTTACTTAAACTATGCAATAAACCCCTCTTATGATAAAAATAGTTGCTTTTCGGCTTTTCTGCGTCCTTGTAAGCCAGTATTAACTTTACCCCCAGCATTTACCCACCTATCAAATTGCTGCGCCACAACGTCCTTATTTGTGCCATTATTAAGCAATTTGAGTAGTGTACTACCAGCGAAAGCGTTTTCTCCTACATTATATGTAAAACTAGCTAAAGCTAGTAATTGATTGTTGGTTACTGGAACTCTAATATTTTGCATAACAAAATCGTATTTGTCCTGTGCTTCTGCGAGTAACCAGCGTTTTGCCGTTGCTTTGTCAATAATATCAGTTTTAACTACTGGACGCTTTGCGTCCCAATTATAGCCACTTCCATATCCTACGCTATATTGCATATAGTCCCATACTGGAACTGCAATAAATCCCTCAAATTTTGATATGACATTAAATAGCTTATCACTAATTGCTCCAAAAGGCGTATTATTTAAAGCCGTAGCTATTTTTTTTCGTAGCATCATTAATACTATTGTAGTTATAACTATACCAGCTAATATTTTCTTATTCCTGGTCATAGTATTTTAATTATCTTTTTTGCTATCTGCTGCTGCATTACCTAGTAAAAATGTAGATAAACCAGCTATTGCTTGTGCAATAACTTGTATTTTACCAGTACCAGCTGTTGCGAAATAACCGCTAATTGCAGCTAATAAACCAAATATTGTTGTTTTACGATTTTTCATTTTTATTTTTTTTTGATTGATAAATATTGATAATAGTATAAATTGAACTTGCACCAGATAGTAAACCTAAAAATAAAGACGCATAAGCGTTTATTTGGTTAATACTTAATAGATAAGTACCTACACTAGCTATACTTCCACCTATACTATTATCATTGTGGCTCATACTAAACGATTTCAGCATCTATTGACGCTGGTTTTTGAATTTCCTTTACAATAGTTTCAAATGCTTGTGCTACTGCAACAGCAGTATCTACATTTTGAAATAGACCGCCTTTTATAGCTTGGTCAATTACTTGTTTAATCAGTTCTAGGGCTTTTTGCTTGTCCATTGTTTATATTTAAAGGTTAAAAAAAAGTAAAGTTATATTAATGTTACGCCTAATTGTGTAGCCGTCCATTGATAAATATATTCGTTTCCGTCAGTACTGGTATTATATGCTTCATAGTCAAATCCACTTAAAGATAGATTACCAGCTTGTAATTGCTGATTAGTTTCGCTTAATAGTTGATAATAGATAGTAACGCTTGTACTAAAGTTATCACTACCTACGCAATTTAATATTGTTGCCGTTCCTAAATTAAGTGGAAATACCACTGGTTGTATATTTTTCATATTGTTATATTATGCGTTTGGTCTAGTTCTAAATGCTGTAAAATTAAATGTAGCTGTTGCAGATGTGCTTGTAAATGTATATCCATTAATGCCAATATTATATAAAAATGTACCAATAGCACCACCTAATAAATAAACACTTGCAGTACTTCCACCACCACAAACAAAAATTTGAAAACTACCAGTATTAAAATTAGTAACCATTAACATACCAGAAAAATTTGCAAAATCAACTGTTCCACCAAATGCTAAACTTGTTACACTACCATTTGTATCAAAAATAGCAGTAGTACTAGCACCTTTATTTATTGCTATATTACCATTAACTTGCAATTTATTAATAGTGTCGTCAGTAGTACTATTAATTAAAAGATTACCATTATTTTTTAATAATAATTGTGTTGAAGTTCCATCACTAAACCTTAAAACATCTGCTCCCCATGTTGCAGCTGTTGAAAACATTTGTAAGCCAGCACCACTTCCATTATCTTGCTGTATTGTTACGGCATAATCAGCATTATTTGCTATTGCAGTAATTGCTCTACCTACGTAACCATTTCCACCTACTGACAATTTACTACTAGGCGCAGTAGTACCAATTCCAATATTGCCTGAATTAGCAATAGTTAAAAATGGTGTTCCACCACTTGTACCACTTCTTCCTTTTGCAAACATAAATTCTGGTGTACTTCCAGACGCATCTGCATCAATATTAAAATACATACCATCATTACTATTAATAATACCATTTGTAACTCCAGTTTGTCCTACATATAATGCCCCGTAAGTTGTAACATTATTATAAAACGTAGCAGCATTTGTAGTACTATTAAAACTTAAAGCATTACTACTTGTACCTAAATTATAAATATCAAATGTATTAGCACCAGCGTTATATGTATTTCCAATTCTCCACTTACCTACACTATTATTTGAAAATGCCGTATATGCGTTATTAGTAGTTAAACCATTTAATACTAATGCGTATGTTTGAGTAGTATGTATATCTAATTGACCGCCTGGCGTTCCAACAGCTTGACCAATTCCTATTAAGCCGTTAGCGTCCGAAAATAATCTAACATTTGCATCTCCGTCCGATAAAACTATATTGTTTGTTAATGTAGTTGTACCTGGATAACTACCTAATATAGAATTTTTACCACCAGTAGTAATTAAACCACCAGAACCATAACCAATAGCTGTATTAAAAGTACCAGTAGTATTTGCTACTAATGAGCCTCTACCAACACCAGTATTTGCACCACCAGTAGTATTTGCTAACATAGATACATGACCAATAGCTACGTTACTAGCACCAGTACTATTATTTTGTAAAGCAGTATTACCAATCGCTGTATTTTGTGCACCAGTATTTAAATTTAAAGCAGCATAACCAATAGCAGTATTATTACTTCCACTAATATTAGTTTGTAAAGAAGCGCTACCAATAGCTGTATTACTATCTCCAGTAGTATTTGCAATTAATGAGCTAGTGCCTAAAGATGAATTATTTTGACCAGTAGTATTTGAAATTAAAGCACTACTACCTATTGCGACATTATTAACACCAGTTGTATTTTGTTGTAAACTAGCATTACCAACAGCTGTATTATTACTACCAGTTGTATTAAAATATGATGAACCAGTACCTATTGCCACATTATTAGCACCAGTAGTATTTGTAAATAATGAACTACCACCTATTGCTGTATTATTAGCACCAGTAGTATTTGCTAGTAATGAACTAAAACCAACGGCAGTATTTGAAGCACCAGTAGTATTATTTAGTAAAGAACTAGAACCTATTGCAGTATTACCACTTGCAGTTGTATTTCCAGATAATGCACTTAAACCAATAGCTGTATTATTAGCACCAGTAGTATTAGCATTTAAACTACTAAAACCAAGTGCCGTATTATTAGCACCAATTGTATTTAATTGTAACGAAGCGTGTCCAATAGCAGTATTAAAACTTGCAGTTGTATTAGAACCTAAACTTGATACACCAATAGCAGTATTATAATTAGCTGTTGTATTGTTTGCTAATGCACCGCTACCAATGGCTGTATTTTGTGTACCAGTAGTATTTTGTTGTAATGCTTGATTACCAACAGCTGTACTATTTGCACCAGTAGTATTAGTAATTAAAGTTGAATATCCTATTGCTGTATTTTGACTAGCAATAGAATTTTGTAAAGCATTATTACCAATAGCTACATTTTGATTACCAACTAAATTTTGACTTAAAGATAAATAACCAATAGCTGTATTTTGCGTACCAGTAGTATTAGAACGCAACGTATCTTGACCTATTGCAGTATTATAATTAGCTGTTGTATTAGCTACTAACGATGCGTGTCCAATAGCAGTATTACCAGTACCAGTAGTATTATTTTGTAATGTAGCGTTACCTAGTGCAGTATTTTGCGAACCAGTTGTATTTACATTTAATGCTAATTGACCAATAGCTGTATTTTGTGCGCCAGTAGTATTATTTACTAAAGCTGTATTTCCAACAGCTACATTTAAAGCACCAGTTGTATTAAATTTTAAATTTTGATAACCAATAGCAATATTATTATTACCAGTAGTATTTGCACCCATTGTTTGGTTGCCTATTGCTATATTATATAAACCAGTACCAGCGCCGTCGCTAAAATCAATACCTTGAACTTGTATTGAATTTGTTGTTGTATTTCCGTTTGTGGTAACTTGTTGTAATGTTCCA